CTTATTTCAGAAACTATACTAGACAGTTACTAAGTAGTAATATTGTGACTATGTTTTCGCTGAGTAAAGAGCGATCTTTACTTAGAGTTTTACATAGAGTTGCTCCTAAATTATTAAGAGTAGCTCTTACTAAAACTAAAGTTGCTCCTAGACTTAGAAGATTCAATAAGTTTCTCCAATTGATGATGAAATTTTATCGTCATCATGGAGCTGCTTTTACCATTAAATGGTTAAAAGCATGTCACTTAGCTGTACAGCGGAAAATATCTTCGAAACCTTGTAATTCATTACGAGATATTGAACCTAATCTACCTTGTCCACGATTAATCAATGGATTACCATCGTTTATCGGGACTATAGATAGAAGTCTTATTCGGAGTCATCATGCTCCAACAATAAGATTTTGGTTATCAATTTTATCGATTTATCGGATCCTTCAAGGACCTTTAAATCCAAAATTGAATACTATATCTGATCTCTTTTCTGGATCTGTGGAAACTATTAATGAAATATTAATGTTGTCACAGTTCATTAAAGATCGTAATGAAAAGATATTTAGAAACCTACCATCTATAAGTTCTTCTAAAGTTATTAAATTATTGACAGCTGGACCTAATAATCCAGTGTCTTTTCAATCCATCTTTACTGATGCTTTAGCTTACAATAAGTATCCAAAAGTATTGAATGCTTTTAGAGACTATTGTAGCTTAACATCATCAGATGAATTATTTAAAACTTTTGATACTTATAAATGGTGGGCAGAAGACTTAATAGCCACTAGACAGTCTCATTCTTGGATAAAATTACCAACATCTTTATCTTATGAAGATATAAGATTAGGTAAATTATCTTTTAAAGAAGAGGCTGCTGGGAAACTAAGAGTCTTCGCCATAGTAGATATCTGGACTCAATCAGCATTAGAGCCATTACATCAATCATTATTCGCATTATTGAAACGACTTCCAAATGATGGAACGTTTGATCAAGATGCGAGTTTTGAACGATGTTTAGAAAAGGCACAACTTTATAATTGTGCTTATTCTGTGGACCTTTCTGCTGCGACTGATAGACTACCTATACAATTACAATCCGGGATTATTGATTTAATTTTCAATATTCCTGGTCTTGGAAAAGTATGGGCTGATCTATTAATCGAGAGACCTTATATTATACCGGTTAATAAATATGGTGTTGAACAAGGTGAGATAATCTACGGTACAGGGCAACCTATGGGTGCCTTGTCTTCGTGGGCTATGCTCGCGGTTACACATCATTTTATATTACAAGTAGCTGCATTCCGAGTTAATCCAAGTATTGATTCTTGGTTTACTCGTTATGAAATTCTTG